GCAACGAAGCACTAGGACTCCAAGACGGCAACAAAACGCCAAAACCAAAAAACCCAGAGAATTTTTTGAAAAAAGAAAAAACCAAGCCCCCGTCCCCTTCTTTGCTCTTATCTGGAACAAACCAAACCAGTTCAGGTGGTTTCAGTTTGGCTGCGTCTGAGTCGCCTGAGTTTGGCCGTGTTCAGCCACGGTTAGAAACGCCGATTGAAGGCAGTGGCTCTTATGGTGACTTAGTTGCAGGCTGGTCTCAGCGAGTGCTCAACAAAACATTGTTCGGGTGGCAACGTCAAGCGTTGAATGGCCAATTGACCCATGATGACAACGGTGACTTGGTGCATCGTGAGTCTCTTGTTTCTACGGCTCGTCAGAACGGCAAGTCCGTTGCGCTCACGGCGCTTATCGGCTGGTGGCTTACAGACTTTGCAGCGATGCGTGGCAAACCTATGCGTGTTCTTTCTACGGCTAACAAACTTGACAGGGCTGTTGCCATTTTCAATGAGTTAGCCCCGGTACTGGAGGCGCACTATGACGCAAAGGTCACTTGGTCTTATGGGCGCAACAAAGTCGAGATTGGGTCTTCCGTTTGGGAGGTTCGTGCTGCGACGCCCCATTTGCATGGTGGAACTTACGACCTGATTATTGTTGACGAAGTTTGGAACGTCACTGAGGAAGTTTATTTTGACGCACTACGGCCGTCACAAATTGCTGTCAAATCGCCGTTGCTTTCTTCGTGGTCAACCAGTGGCGATGAAGGGTCGAAGACTATGCAACGTCTTCGTGAGCAGGCGCTAGGAGCGATTGACAAACACAAACAGACACGGCTTTATTTTGCTGAATGGTCATTGCCTGATGTTGACCCGAATGATGATTCATACTGGCGTTGGGCAAACCCAGCGTTGGGCGAAACCATTACCCTTGACGCACTTTATGCAGCAGCAGAATCTCCCGACCGTGCAGCGTTCCTCCGTGCTCACCTAAATCTGTGGGTGTCTTCTGCTGACGCTTGGCTTCAACCGGGTGTGTGGGAAAAACTGAAGACCGAGCAGGAATGCCCTGCCGGGGGCGTGTTGGCTGTGGATTGTTCTGTGGATAGTTCTAAGTATGTGGGGATTCGCTGTGGACTAACTGAGGAACAAACGATTGTGGCCACGGTCGAGTTTTCTACTGAGTCCATGAAGGAGATGTGGTTACAGATTGAGAAGGCTATGGAGGCCGACCCGAAATTGCGTCTGGTAATCTCGCCAACTCTTGACGTGCACACCCCCGAAAAGTTAGAACGCAGGCGCACCACTTTTGGCTATGCAGAAATCCTGAAACTGACGGCGCTAACTAGGTCGCTAATTTTGGAGCATCGTGTTTTGCATCGTGGCGAAGAACTACTGGCGAGCCATGTCAACAGGGCTGTTCTTGCTAGGGCTAACGGCCAAGTAGTTATTTCTTCCCAGCGTTCACCGGGGCCGATTGAAGCAGCTCGACTTTTGGTGGTCGCTGCAGCGATGGTTTCTCGCCCGATAAATACTGGCAAGGCTGCAATGGCTTTTCGTAGATAGTTGCATTTGCAACAAAAGTGTGTAAGACTCCGAGCGTGGGTCTTTTCTCTCGCAAAATCCGAGCCGAATTCGCCAGTGCGCCTATCAAGGCTGCTGCTGGTGTCGGCTCGTCCGGAATCCCACCGTTCTACGCATGGAACACTGGCACCGTAGAAACACTTGCGTTGTCTTTGCCTACTGTTTCACGTTCTTACGATTTGCTCGCTTCGACTATTGGAAGCCTTGAATTTAGGCAATGCACAAAGCAGTGGACAGGCGAAAAATACGAAAAGATTTATGTGCCAAACGAAACGTGGATGGAGCGCCCTGACCCAAATGTGCCACGCCAGTTCATGCTTGCAAATACCTTCAAGGATTTATGGTTTTACGGTCGAGCCTTTTGGTATGTGACTTCTCGTAACGCTGGCGACGGACGACCAATGTCTTTCCGTTGGTTACCTGCTGCGAACATTCAAACCCCTGACGAAGTAGGCCCACAGTATTTCGGGATGACTGACAACATCCAGTTCAACGGTGTCAACATTGACGCTTCAAATGTAATCACTTTCTTGTCTCCGACAACTGGTCTTATCTTTACTGGTCAGCGTGCTTTCAACATTGGCTATCACCTAGACCAAGCAGCAGACCGATACGCCACTATTGAAACTGTGCCGGGTTATCTTCAGCAAACTTCTGCTGGCGAGACCATGTCAGGTGAAGAATTAGGCGACCTTGCTTCGTCTTGGGCGCAGGCTCGCCGTGATGGAAATGTCATTGGCGCACTCAATAACTTTGTGGAGTTTGTCGAGTTTGACAAAGACCCGATGAGTGTGAACAGCGAACAACGCCAGTATCAAGCACTCGATTTGTCACGCCTCTGTAGCGTTCCTGCCTATCTCGTTTCGGCACCAACCCCCGGTGCTTCAATGACCTACCAGAACGCACAGCAGGCACGCCAAGACCTCTGGCTCTTTGGGGCACAGATGTACGCCACAGCAATCACACAACGCCTATCTATGGATGACGTGTTGAGCCGTGGACGCCACGTTGAATTTGACCTAGACGACTTGCTAGAACAAAACGACATGGCCGAAATGTACAAAGAACCTGAAGTTTCAACCCCATCGGAGACAGAATTATCATGATTAGACTTCAAGCCATTCCAGTGACACTGGATGCTGCTGCAGGCGAAGATTCGCCACGCACCATTACAGGCGTTGCCGTACCTTGGGATGTCACAGCAACAGTTTCAGACGGCACAAAGGTTTCTTTTCTTCGTGGCGCTTTTGACCTTGAAGCAAAAAACCCGAAACTTTTGGAAAATCACGATTCGACGCAGTTGCGTGGCGTCGTAACTGAACTTGCAGATTCAGAAGAAGGACTTTTGTTTACTGCAAAGTTTGCCAAGACCAGAGCATCAGACGATGCAATTGAACTTGTCAAAGCAGGTGCTTACGACTCCGTAAGTGTGGGCGCTATCCCACTCAAATTCACAACCACAAAAGACGGAACAATGATTGTTTCTTCAGCATCGCTTGAAGAAATCAGCCTTGTCGCCTCACCAGCATTCAAAGATGCTGTCATTACAGAAATCGCTGCTTCAGAACCCGACCAAGAAGTCAAAGAAGAAGCAACCGAAACCCCCAACAACGACACTTCCGAGGAGGAAACCATGTCACAAGAAAACCCAGTCGAAGCCTCCCAGCCCGACGTTATTCCAACCCAACCCATTTTCGCTACTGCTCGCCGTGAAACACCACTGCCAACAGCAGCCGAATACATTTCAGCACTTCTTGTTGGAGGCGACCAGTGGCGAGCAATGAGTGCAACACTCAAGGCTGCAGCACCAAACATCGTCTCGGATGACAACCCCGGCACACTCCCGACTCCAGTCGTCGCCCCTGTCTATAACAACTTCATCGGCCGTCGACCAGTCGTCGATGCAATTGGTGTCAAGTCAATGCCACAAGGTGGCAAAGTGTTCATCCGTCCAGAAGTGACAACACACACCAGCATCGGTGCATCCATTTCTGAACAGTCACCAACAGGTGGAACTCTTGTTGTATTCAACAACCAAGTGACCAAGCAACTTTTTGGTGGCTACGTCAACATTTCAGAATTCGACATCGATGTCAGTCAACCAGAAATTCTTTCGGTTGTGTTAGACGACATGGCTCGCATTTATGCAAACCAGACGGACAACTATGCAGCAGACCAATTGGTCGCAGGTGCAACCGTCACACAAGCATTTGCAGCAGCAGACCTTGACAAACCTGAAGTGTGGGCTGCCGAAATTGCAGAAGCAGCCTCAACAATTTTGTCGGGTTCCAACGGCAACTTGCCAACTCACTTGTTCCTTGCACCCGGAATTTGGGGAAATCTTCTCGCATTGAGCGATTCGTCAAAGCGTCCGTTGTTCCCACAGGTTGGGCCAATGAACGCATTTGGTAATCTCACACCGGGACAGGCAAACGGCAACGCTTTCGGGTTGTCAGTTGTTGTTGACCGTAACTTTGCCAGCGGCACAGCCATTGTAGGCGATGCTTCTGGTTACGAACTGTTCGAAATGCAAAAAGGCGCAATCAGCATCGACTCACCATCAACGCTCTCACG